AAGTTAATATAAAAGTAGATTTCGGAACTGCAAGGACGTGTAATTATATCCTATTCTGGAATTACCTTATTACGCCATCAAGCGGATTAATAAATTTATTTAGTCTTGAATATTCAAGTACTGGAGTATTTGGTGGCGAGCAAGGAACTGCTATACCATTGGGATATGAGAATATTTATAAACCATCATTAGGTAATTATTTGAAGACTTTTGCCTCTAAATCTTACCGCTATTGGCGATTTAGATTTCAAGGCGCAGATAGTATAATTGATAAATTGCAAATAGGCGCTATCTATCTTGGAACTCAAATGGCACTCAGTCATACACCAGAAATAGGGATTGTTTATAGTGCCGATTACGATGTCAATGTAAATCAAGGTGCAGGTGGTATCCGGGCTGGCTCGATTAATAACGCTACCGTTCGGCGTATTTGGCAATTCCAGTGGAAACTGCTAAACCCTACCGATAAGACAAACCTTGAAACGTTTCGAGACTCAGTTTTTATGAATAAGGGGCTATCACGCTATCCGTTCATCTGGTCGCCAGATTCAGGCACTACGCTTTATTCTGCCAGAACTAATGGTGAACTAAGTCTCAAGGAAACTGCATTTGAAGCTTACGAATGGAATGCAGTATTCGAGGAGGAGCTGTGAAAAATGCCTAAAAAAATAGGAAGACCAAAGGTAAAAATTGATCTTGATATTGCCGAAAAACTTGGTAATTTGCAATGCACGATCAAGGAATGTGCTGCATTTATGGATATACCAGTAACTACCTTACAAGGCAGGCGGGATTTTCGTTTAGCTTACGAAAAGGGTCAGGAAAACGGAAAGATTTCACTTCGGCGGATTCAATTCAAACTTGCTGAACGTAATGCGACAATGGGCATTTGGCTGGGTAAGCAATACTTAGGACAGCGAGAGATGACCTACGAAACCAGCGAACCTATTGACTTAAAAGAATTTGCAGAGGTAATAGCAAATAATTATGAACCTGAAGCCACGTAATACACCGCCAAAGCTTGTAAACCTAACGCCTATTCAGATTCAATACCTGAAAGACGAGAGGCATCGGTTTTTCATTAATCCATCTGGTAGGCGATCACGCAAGACACTAATAGCGAAGCGCAAGACCCTACTGGCGGCATTGCGAAACCCAAATACTAATTATTTCTGCGGTGCGCCAACTCACGCACAGGCAAAGAATATCTACTGGAATGACCTCAAGCGGGATACCTATTATTTCACACAATCGAGGTCTGAAACTGAAATGAAGGTTATCCTAAAAAACGGCTCAATGATTCAGGTAATAGGGCTGGATAAGCCGGAGCGAATAGAGGGTATGCCCTGGCACGGCTGTCACATAACAGAAATCGGGAATATAAAAGAAACCGCTTGGGGTGAGAATATCCGACCGGTATTGAGCGATACAAACGGCTGGGCAATACTCGATGGCGTGCCGGAGGGGATCAATTTCCTATATGATTTAGCGCTGTATGCCTGCGATGGCGCATTACCTAAAACACAACCAAAGGTAGGTGCATTTGCCGAATCGAAAAACGATCCGCAATGGTGTTATTACCATTGGTTTTCCAGCGATGTATTGACTCCAGAGGAAATATACGCTGCTAAAATGCAATTAGATGAGCGCACATTCCGGCAGGAATATGAAGGATCATTCGAGAGTTACGCTGGCTTAGCCTACTGGGCATTTAGCGAAAAGAATCTTGATTTGTCAGTTGAATATCATAGAGGTGAAATAATCCATATTGGGATGGATTTCAATGTTGATCCGATGACGGCAACATTTAATCATATTCGTGGTGATGATATATTCCAATTTGGCGAAGCGTATTTGAATCATTCTAACACGTTCGAGATGATTGAGCATATTAAGCAATTATTCCCAGTTCAGGACTGCATAATATATCCGGATTCCACTGGAGCGAGTATGAGTAGTGACGCTAAGAAATCAGATATTGGATTACTCAAAAATGCTGGCTTTAAAGTGCGAGCATTGTCGGCTAATCCTTTTCAGAAAGACCGCATAAATGCAGTTAATTCTAAAATGAGAGCTGGCGATGGGAAACCACATTATTTTGTCAATCCCAAGAATTGTCCTAAAACTATAAACGATTGGAATAAGGTAATGACTACCGCAGACGGACGGCTTGATAAAACGCAAGAGAAAACGGGGCTGGTCCATATCAGTGATGCAGAAGGATACCTTATTAACTTTTTGTTCCCTATTCAACAATCAAACGCATGGAGTATACAAAGATGATACCTGAAACTAAAGGTAAAAATGCAGTACTGGAATCTGTAATTTCAATGGCGAATAATGAGCGTATAGCACGCTATAATAATCTATTAATGAAAATCCATTATTATGAAGGCACAGCCAAGCAAAGAGAAAAATACCTGCAACCATACCTGAAAATTCAAGATGGCGATATACCATTCACATTTACAAATTTGACAAATAAAATTATTCGCCGTAAATCAAATGTATATCGCAAAGCACCAGTGCGATACTTCGATTCAGAAGTATCATATTACGATGAAATTACAGAAGAAAAAAATACAGTAATGAAGCAAGCTGAGCGTATGGCACATTTATTGGGCGTTCCAGCCATTCGGGTATTTTGGAATAAAAACAAATTCGGTTATCGAATAATTAGATATTATGAATTATTATTTGAAAACGATGCGGAGAAACCAAGTGCTATAATGTATCCGATTAACAATGGAATAACTGAACCTGAATTGTGGGTATATTGGGATTACCAAAACCATTATGTTATGGATGATAAAGGTATTCCTGTTAAAAACCAAGCGGCTTATGGCGTGAATGATAAGATGGCGAATCCCTATTCTAAATTCAATCTATTTCCATTTGCATTTTGTCATGAGTCTATGCCATTTGAAAGCTTTTATGTTTCAGGGGCGGATGATATAGTAGATGCAAACCAAAAAATTGATCTGGCATTAACAAATTTGAACTACGCCATTAGATATTCGGCAATTAAACAGGCATACATTAAAGCATTGAATCTAAAAGATGTAAATGTTACCGTTGGTTACAATAAAATTATGGCTGTTGAGGGCGATCCAGGACAAACCGAAATTGGAGTAATCGATTTGCAATTACAATTAACGGAAATGGTGGATTCAATTAAATTCCAAATTCAATTACTCGAAAGGAATAATGATCTAACGATTAACTGGGGTATTGAGGGCGCACCATCAGGATTTAGTCTTGTAGTTCAGAACATTGACCTATTATCGGGCTGGGAAGATGATCTCGATATATGCCGTAAATGGGAGCGTGATATATACGAAATTGAAAAAGCAGTAGCTAATGTAGATGCAAAGAAAATACTACCAGATAAAATGAATATTGACTTTTCAGAAATAAAATTTCCAGTAAATCAGTACGAAGAACGGGCAAAATGGGAGTGGGAATTCAGTCACGGAATCAGTACACCGTTGGACTATCTTAAAGCACAATCGCCAGATACACCTGAAGACGAGCTAAAAAAACGGCTGGAAGAGAATGCCAAATTAACTGGCACAATTAAAGCAGCTGAGAAACCCAAACCATTAACATTCGAGGAGCGATTACTTGGCGCAAATGTCTGAGAAGGCGGCGGAATATTTCGCATTGCAAGCGGAGCAAATCCGAAAAAAGTTAATCAATGAATTAAGGTTAATATACAAAAAGGGCGGAGACCCCGCCGCCTTTGCGGAGCAAATGCTAACTGCCAATTTCACAGAGCATATAATCAAGGACTTAGGATTCGCCGATGAGATGAATAGCCTATTTGCCGAATACGATAAAATCGCTGGTGGCATAGCCAAGACTTTCGGGCAAGTGCCAACGGTAGCTATTGAACAACTCAAGACTTTGGATTCATTATTTTTCATGGAGCACGTTCGGGATGTGGGCGAGGCGCTAACCCGTCAAATGGTGTATGCTGTATATACCAGAGTTGACGAAAAGACCTTAATTGAGAATTTGATGGAGGCGACTAAAAGCCTAAGTAAAGAACAAATCGGCACATTAGTTAATACATCACTGCGGACATTTTCACGAGCTACATTTGCGGCAACAGCGCAGGAATATGCGCCGAAAGACGCTAAATATCGATACGTTGGACCAGAAGACGACCGAACCAGACCGGAATGTTTGGAAATGCTCCACGCTGGCGAATTAACACTTGACGAAATTGAGGAACGTTTCCCAGGATCGCTAATTGATGGCGGAGGCTTCAATTGTCGGCATAGTTGGGAATTAGTGGTGGAATGACTGACTACCAGCAAATAGAAAACTGGATATTGTTTTTAATATTGCAAATGATAAAAACAGGATTTAAAATTGACAAGCGATGGTTAAATTAGCCGATATACCAAAAAAGACGCCTCAATTCTGGTATGCACTAAGCGAAAAAGTCTGCAACGCTATTCGTGACCGAGTGCAGAAAGAGCATAAAAATGCTAATGGCGAAACTTTCAATAATTATTCCGACTGGTACGCTAATCTTAAATCACAGAGGAAAGCAGTCTATCGTGGTGGCTCTCAAGCTTCGACATCTACAGTTCCAGATATGACGCTAACAGGCAAGACAATGGCAGATTTGCAAACCTTTGAGGCGACTAAGGACGGCGCAACACTCGGCTGGATTGGATTGCACGCTGGGATAGTGGAGAGCCTGCATAATCGAAAGAATTACAGAATTGTTAATCTCAATGGCGACCCATTTGCAAAGAAGGAAATGGATATGATAATGAAAGCACTGGAAGACGACGCCGATAAGAAAATCAAAGCCTACTGCCAAACACCAACAATAATAAAGATAGGTGCGTAAAATGCCATTCAAAAAGATAATTAAGGGCAAGGATAAAGGCAAATATAAAAGCCCATCAGGACGCACAATGACCAAAAAACAAGTTCAAGCTTATTACGCTAAAAAAGGCAAGAAATG